CATCTACGGTTATGTAGTTGGATGCAGCAGAAGACAAACCCGTAGGATACTTACCGGGTGGGTATCCACTTGCGTTGTTTATCTTGAAATTGTTGAATATGTTAAAAGGCTTGTTGAACAAAACATTGATGCTCAAAGGCTTTATCTCAATCTTAGGGTCTTGCGAACAGAAACTTTTAGTCTCCACGATGGCAAGATCATACTCTTCAGCACCATAAAGCTGCTTCAACCAAAAGCCCTGCGAGTCTGGATCATCGGTTACAGCATACAAAGCCTGAACACCTGCTGTCGTGACACCCACAGCCATGTCACGAATCGGCTTGCATAATACACTCTTGTGTGTGGCAATATTAGAAGCACTATCTCCGTCCCAGCTTTCTATTCCATTCCCTGAGTCATCGTGCATATCCAGACTCACAAACTTCTTGGTGGCCATATCGTAGACCACAGTTACCTGCTGCTGCGGGAGATTGGTCAGCAGGTGGAATAGCGCGTAACCATCGTGGATTATTGCACACTGGAAAGTGCCGTCCTGTAGAACGCCCTTGAATATATCAGAGATCGGACGAGAGAAGATGTCGTTTCTGGCCAAGGCTTCAGCCTGCTGTACCGCGTTGAAAGAGCGTATCCCGTGCTGGTCTATGAAGGCAAAGTCACCCAGCAAGTCCACAAACGAGTTCTGATTCACCGGCCCCGTGCTAAACAGATACTTCTTGGTGAAGGTCGGCTCACCGAAGATCGTGTTCGTTATGTCGGGCTTAATGGCGTAGCTTGAGTTTGCCGCACCAACAAAGAGTTCCTCTGTGTTCAGGGAGCGCAGGCAGGTTATGGGATCGTTGCTTACCGTGTAGGCTACGGCCTCGACACCGCCTATGGCCTCCTTATCATGTATCTTAGCACCGTCCTCGTTCAGCGGAATCATGAAATCCAGAGGACGCCCACTAACACTATGGTAGAGTTTCGTCCCATCTGCAGAGGCCACATACAGCTTGCCACCATGAAAAGCCATCTGCTTGCCTATCGGCACGTACTCACGGAAACCAACTATTCCTATCTCGTCGTCCTCAACCCTAACACCAGCAAGCGTACCCTGTATTGCAGTATCACTAGCAGCGTTGGTGTCACTAACCGTAAGTATACCCCCGCCAGTAAACTTAATCACCGCACCGGAGTTAACCTGAACAGGCAGTGCGTCCACAGTATACGTTTCTGTACCTGTAGCGTATCCGCTGGCATTGTTTATAACAACGAAATTCGGCCTCCACTGGTCATAGCCCATCAACTGTCTGGCTGTAACCGTGGCATCTGCGGCTATCTCGATCAAATTGGGTTGGTTAGTGCCATCCTGTACGACGATACCCGCGACTGTTGGGGGTATCCGCTTGGTGTAGTCTGACTGTGCGCCCACGTTGGGGTTGTCCGATGAGGTAGACTTGGCTGCAAAGTTGTCGTACGAGGGCGGGACTACTGCGGTAAAGACAAATTCTGCCGTAGTCGAAAGTCTTATCGTGCCTGTCCCCGTGGTAACGCCGTTGGAGTATGTCGCAGGTTTTACGTGTGTGCTTGTGGTACTCCAGACTACCGAGAGAGCCTCTGCATCTTTGGACTTCTTGAGACAGACGCCATCCACAAAGATAAAGAAGTACGGGTCTACAAAGATTATCCCCTGTACCTTTGGGTCTGTAGATGTGTAACCCCCAGGATTAGCTATCACAGGAAAGAGCAGGTCAGTATCATACGCCTTCGACATTTTGACGGCCTCCAGCGCATCGTGCCGGTTTCTAACATTAAACGCCAGCCTGTAGGCATCTTCAGGAACCCGTGTGTCATCGACACCTAGATTCATTCCGCCACCAAAAGACCGTTGTATAAAATCCGCCATCAGAAAAGCCCCGTTGCTCTGGATGATTTCGTATACTTGTTAAGAAGGGACACACTAAGTTTGTCGTGCGGATGCTTGTCGAACCTGACCTTCTGCAACTGCCCACGTTCGAGGTCTGCATTGCGCCTGCCCATACTCCGAGAGGCTTTCTTGTCGTACAGCATGGCCTCCTCGATCTTGCCCTGCTCCTCCATATAAAGCTGCATCACCTTGTTCACGATGATGTTATCGTAACCATCTGCCGGGAACTCGTCGCTGTCCTTGCTGAGGTAGGGAAGCTTCTCCTTATAGAGTACCTCCAGCGTATGCTCGTCGTCCGCTGCCGCGTCAGATTCCCATGGGTACTTGCTGACATCCACGATAAGATAGCGAGATTCCTTTTCGTTGTTGGGTATGACCGCAACCACGGTGTCGTCCGACTGTTTTATGCTGATGTCGTAGGTGCAGACATCCGACTTGATAATGGATTCTATCGACGTAAATGTAGTCGAGAACGCATTGCTGGTGCTACTCAAAGCAACATCCTCAAAAGCCTTTGTTATACCAGAAGCTGACCCGACAACAGTCAGAGTTATGGACGACATGGCAGCAGTAGCCACGGCTTTCATACCCGAAAAGCTGGTGGGAGTTACCTTGAACGGCTCGTAGCCCTTGATGCGCCACGTTCTGTCCTCCTGCGATATATTATTGCGGGAGTAGCGTTCGGTAAGGTTGGACAGGTTCCAAGGGTACTTGCTTTCCTTTTCCCGTATGGCCCGTACAGAACTTACGTTACTGGGGAGGGCTATAGTCTTGTTACCTTGGACGTAGAAGGAGTCCTCCACAAGACTCCCGACCATATCAGATTCCTCGTAGAGTTCCTGCGCCCCCTCGTTGAGATAGTCCAGCATAATGGAACGCTGGTGATTATCGTTCGGGTTAATCCCCAGCTTCTTCCCTGCTCTATCCAGTATGTATTCTACACTCATCTTGCTGTTACAGCACTTACTGAACCTTTGCTACGCGCCGTCACTGCGACCTTAGACCCCTTGGAGCGAGCGGTCTTCTCACTCACCGAGGCCTGCGTCCTTGCCGTTACTGCTGCCGTAGCCATTACCTGCGCCTTTCTAACTCATACTCAAGACTATTTATCGTCTTGAGTGCTTCCCTCGTAAACTCAGGAGCCGCTTGCGCCGCCGCTGGAAACTCTGGATGACTCATCAGCCTCCCGCTGTTTTCCAGCTTCACGCTTACGCACCCACTCATCAACAGAAGCATCAACAGCAGCATCTTTTTGGGAATGCCGCTGTTGCGCTTCTTGTTCTCTAAGCATATCAATCGCATTGCCGATTAAATCCGCAAGCGCGGGAAACGCTTTAAGAATCGCTGTTACCAGACTCAGCACCTGCGTCTGATTGAATGCCCTTGCGTAAGAAAACGGCCAACAACGAGGTAATGACAAGGTTAATCATCATACCAAGTTCCATATCACCGCTAAGGTACGCACCTACTGCTGCCAAGATTCCTCCCGCAGCCGTCATGTATGTCTTCTTGCCTTCAAGCATATCTATTTCTTTCTTCCCTTCGCTCCTTTTTGTTTCTTTTTATCCTCACGCTTCTTTGCCGCGTTCGCAGCCCTTATACCCGCTGGGGTATACGCAAAATGTTTTCCTGCTACCGTTGGCATATTATGTATTCCTTATTTGTTCACGTATCTTCAATACGATATAGACTAAAGTGGCCAGACTGATTCCAGCCTTCAGTAGTATGTCAATCTCAAGCATCCAGTTTCCAAGACCTGTAACAGACGCAAAGCCAACTTTTAAGTCATCTAAACTCATTCAGTCGTTTTACCTTCGTATTCTATATCAATAAAGGGCGTGTCGATTTCCAGATTTCCCGGCAACGACTTGCAACCAACCAACAAGGCAATCAACAAAATTCCCGTAGTAATTGCTAGTATATAGATAACATCTTTTGCTTCTTTACTCATTGTTACGCTTTTCATTTACAGGTTTCTTTGTTACACCCATGCACTTGTAGAGAGACGATACCTCTACCCGTAGCATTGCGACTTCTTTGGCGAGCTTGTTCGTTTCTTTGTCATGTCCATTCAATCTGTCAATCAGTTTGACAATTATCGTATAAAGTTCCTTGATTTCGCCCGATAAATTGCGGAGGACATAGAAGACAATCTTGTAGCCGAATATTCCCGCCGCCGCTGCTGCAACAACAGGGAATCC